CTATAGATGAAATTGATAAATCATTAGCGGAGGATTCATTAAAAGAGTTTATCAAGCAGGCATGGCATGTAGTAGAGCCTAGCACCACTTATATCCATGGCTGGCACATTGATGCGATATGCGAGCATTTAGAGGCGGTGAGTAATGGCGAGATAAAGAGGCTTCTTATTTGTATTCCGCCTCGCTGTATGAAAAGTTTATGTGTTTCTGTGTTTTGGCCTTGCTGGCAGTGGATAAAAAAGCCTGCGACAAGATTCCTTTTTGCTTCATATGCTCATAGTGTATCAATCAGAGATAATGTGAAATGTAGAAGGATTATTCAGTCAAATTGGTATCAAGATAATTGGATGGAGAATTATAAATTTACCAGTGATCAGAATGAGAAATTAAGATATGAAAATGATAAAACTGGCTATAGATTAGCTACCTCGGTAGATGGGGTGGCAACCGCCGAAGGAGGTGATTTTTTAATTGTAGATGATCCCCACAACGTTAAAGAATCATTGAGTCCTGTGAAACTTGAAAACGTGATCACTTGGTGGGATGAATCAATGCAGACCAGGCTTAATGATGCCAAGACCGGAGCAATAGTAATTATCATGCAGAGGATTCATGAGCGAGATCTTGCAGGACATGTGTTAGAGCAAGGAAACTATGATATGTTGTGTCTGCCAGCAAGATACGAAGGGAATAGATGCAATACTTCCCTCGGTTATATTGATCGTAGAGCTCAAGATGGTGAATTATTGTGGCCTGAACGATTCGGGGAGAAAGAAATAGCAGACCTTGAGAAATCAATGGGTATTTATGCCGCAGCTGGGCAACTACAGCAGAGGCCTTCTCCTAGGGGCGGTGGTATGTTTAAAGTAGAACGATTCAATATTGTTAATGCAATTCCCGAGCAGAGAATCATAAGCAAAATGCGCTATTGGGATAAGGCGGGTACTGAGGGAGGGGGGGCATATACCGCAGGCGTGCTCATGTATAAGGCAAAAGAGAATCAGTTCTACATTGCCGATGTTGAGAGGGGGCAATGGAGCGCAGGCAAGAGAGAAGAGAAAATAAAGCAAAGCGCTGAGATAGATGGTAAAGAAACTAAGATTTGGATAGAACAGGAACCGGGATCAGGCGGAAAGGAATCTGCAGAGAGCACTATAAGAAATTTAGCTGGCTTTATTGTTCGTGCCGACAAGGTAACAGGCTCAAAGGAAGTAAGGGCGGAACCCTACTCGGTACAAGTAGAAGCTGGCAATGTTTATGTTCTAAATAAGCCATGGATTAAAGATTTTATCTCAGAGCATGAGAGTTTCCCTATGGGAAAATTTAGAGATCAGGTTGACGCAGCAGGAGGAGCATTTAATAAATTGACTGCACTTAAAACGGTGAGATCATTGTGAAAAAGAAAAAATCAACATTCGCTCTAAAAACACAGGAAGCGATATCACTCACAGGCACTTTTATTAATAGGGTGCTCAATTTTTCTAAGTTAGGCTTATCTTACTCTGGCAATAGAGAACTCTATACTATTTTAGGCTATGAAACAGGCGCTATAAACTTTGAGAAATTTTATCTACGCTATAGTCGTCAGGATATCGCAAAAAGGATTATCGACGCTCCGGTAAAAGCTACTTGGAGAAAGGCGCCGGAAGTTGTAGAGAGTGAAGAGGAGGAGACTCAATTTGAGAAAGATTGGGCTACATTAGTAAAAGAAAAAAAGATTTTTAATTATCTTGCGAGAGTAGACAAACTCTCATGTATCGGACAATTTGCAGTTCTACTTATGGGCTTTGATGATAATTCAGAATTAGAACAAGCGGTTAAGGGTGCAAAAGAGCTTCTTTATTTAAGGCCGTTCTCTGAAACTAATGTGGCAATAAAAACGTGGGTAAAAGACAATAAGAATCCGCGCTATGGATTACCGGAAATCTATACCCTTACGCTTTCAGATAGCGCTAGAAGTACAAAAACCACGCTTTATGCGCATCATTCCCGCTGTATCCATATTGCAGAAGATATGCTTGAAGATGATTTTTACGGAGTGCCGAAGTTAGAGGCAATCTTTAATAGGCTTCAGGATTTAGAGAAAATCTGTGGCGGTAGTGCTGAAATGTTCTGGCGTGGTGCGCACCCAGGCATGGCATTAACGGAGAAAGAAGGATATACCATGCCCGCCAAAGGCAGTACTGACGAGACTACCCTTAAAGACGATATTGAGGAGTATATTCATAATCTAAAACGCTATCTTGTTTTGAGTGGTGTAGACGTTAAAGAATTAGCCATGCAGGTAGCAGACCCTAACGGCCACATATCAGCACAGCTTGACTTAATCGCAGGCGCTACGGGTATACCTAAACGAATACTTATCGGCTCAGAGCGAGGTGAGCTTGCCTCATCTCAGGATGAATCAAATTGGAACAATCTCATAGACGAGAGGAGAAAGAATTTTGTAGAGCCTATTATCTTAAGACCATTTATTGACAAGATGATAAACGTAGGTATTTTGTCACAGCCTAAAAACGACTATCAAATAAAATGGCCGGACTTGCAAGTGCCGAGTGAGAAAGAGGAAGCTGATGTAGCCTTCACCAAAACTGATGCCATTGCTAAATATGTGATGAGCATTGGCGCGGACATGATAATACCGGTAACAATATTTCTTCGGGATATTCTTAAACTTCCTAAAGCTACCATTGATGAAATTACTGAAATAATTGATCAGCAAATAAAAGATGAGGAGGATACGTCAAAAGATGCACAAGTGCAATCTGGCAGAAAAGATAATCCCTCGCCTGACAATCAACCGGCTATCTAGGATTGATCCTACCCGTACGTTAGGTATTAGAAATAGATTCGTACGAGAGATCAATAAAAGATTCGGCAGACTAAAAAGGGAAATAAAACAATCAATCCTTGATAATGATTGCTTCGGCATTCAGAAAGAACCCGTTGTCTTGGAGGTGGTAAAAGAAAGGCAATTTGATTTTGTCCGCACCCAAAGCAAAGTCGATGCCTTCATGCGATGGCTAGAAGTGCAAGAGAAAGAATATGTACTAAGCGGTGGAGAGAGGGGATTACAACTAATCAGGAGACCAGGAACGAGATTAGGGGAAGAAGAGGCTTGGACTGATCTTTATGTTCATTCTGCTTATCAACAGGGTATTGTGAGAGCACGTCAGGAGATGAGGAAAGCTGGTTATAATATCCCTGCCGATGATGCGATATTCGGTGGGTTAAAGGCAGCATTTAACCAACCATTTCATATTGATAGGCTAGGTGTACTTTACACTCGCACCTTTGAGGATTTAAAAACCGTCACTCAATTCACCAATGCCCAGGTGAGAAGAAAAATAGCAGATGGATTGACTACCGGATTGACGAAGGGCATTGCCGAGGGAAAGAATCCTCGCACTATAGCAAGAGAATTAGTCAAGGATGTTGCTAATAGAGTGGATGCGATAGGGATTACTAGAGCAAGATTGATTGCACGCACTGAAGTGATCCGCGCTCATCATCAGGCAAGCATTAATGAATTCAAGGAATATGAAGTTGAAGGAGTTTCAATAGTAGCAGAATGGCAAACTGCGGGATATGAGGTATGTGAAGAGTGTGAGGCATTGGAGGGAAAGACATTTTCTCTTGATGAAATAGAAGGAATGATCCCTTTACATCCTCAGTGCAGGTGTGTAGCAATACCAATATTGAAAGAATAAAACAACAAACTAATAACCTAAAACTTAGGAGGTGTTTAATATGAGCAAAAAGATTATCACAATAATAATTGCCTTTATTTTCACAATGATCTCAATGGTCATGGCCTTTCAGTGGGAAGATGAAAGTGGAAATGTCCATCATAAAGGTAAACACAAATTTGATAAACCTGTTATTGAGAAAGATTCAAAGGTTGGCCCTTGGAAAGATAGCCCCAATATGGGAAGTGTTGATCCCAAAAACTACGTTTTGTTTATGGATGATTTTACTACACAGACTGTTAGTTTAACTGCAAATGCTAACACATGGCTGGCATCCAAGACGGGAACGATTGAGGATAGTGGGCCTGGTGGTCAGCTAAAGTTAATGACTGGATATTCTGACGAAACCATTAACATGCAGGTAAACGGTGAATCATTTCAAATCCAGAAAAATAAGCCCATTTATTTTGAAACAAGATTTTCTACTTCTGTAGCAACTTCTTCACCAGATTGGTTTGTGGGTTTGATGTCAACGGATACTCAATACTTTGATTCTGCTACTACTATAGTGGGATTTATGGGTGGCGAATCATCAACTCAAAGTATTTTTGGAATTGTCAAATCGGGTGGGGTTGAATACTCGATTGATACCGGGAAAGACCTTGTAAGTGCGACACAGACAAGACTCGGATTTATTATAGACAATACAGTAAGTACAGATATCACAATGTATGTTGATGATAGTTCTGTGGCGCAACCTTGCACCGGTAGTATTTGTACCCAGTTTTTGAGTTCAAGTCTTCCACTGTATGTATCGCCGGC